ATAGCACATAACCCTACAGGAGTTTTTTATGCGTAACAAATTTGAACAACTAGTTGAATACATCGTCAATGATGAAAACGAAAAGGCTCAAGAACTTTTCCATAACATCGTTGTAGAGAAAAGTCGTAACATTTATCAAGACCTCGTAGCAGAAGCCGAGGACGAATCAGAAGAAGAAATGGAAGAAGCCACTGAAGAAGAAGTGGAAGAATCATGGGACGAAGATATGGAAGAAGCTGGCGATATGTCAATGGATTCCACCGATGACATGATGGGTGACGTTTCTGCTGATGAAGAAGGCATGGATGGCGTTGATGACACCGACATGGATGACATGGATGACATGGATCATATGGGTGGAGAAGAAGGTGAAGGTGGCGATGTTGAAGATCGTATCACTGACCTTGAAGATAGCCTAGACGAATTGAAAGCAGAGTTCGAACGCCTAATGGCTGACGAAGCTGGCGAAGAAGAACATAGCGACATGGACATGGGCAACGGCGAAGAAGCCGACGAAGGTGTTATGCGTGAATATGTAGAAAAAGTAAAAGACTTCTACAAAGGCGATAACAGCGAAGGTTCCCCAGTTGGTTCAACTAACAGTAGCCCAAGCACTACTAACAGCAAATCAATTGTTGCTAGCAAGAACGACATGGGCGGAACTGCACAGAATATCGCCAAAGGCGACAAAGGTGTTGATCCAGATGGAAAAACATACAGCAAGCCAAGTAATCAATACAGCAAAGGTGCTGGCAACCTAAAGGGTGCTGGTAGCTTCGAAAACGTTCCTGGTGCAAAAGCTGGTAAAGCATTTGCAAACGCTAAAAAGCCAGTAAGCAGCGAAGTTGCTGGAACTAACGACAAAAGCATTCTTAAAAAGGCTTAAGGAATAAAAAATGAGCAATAACTTTCTTGTAGAGAACCTTTCTTTCGACCAAGCAAAAATTGAAACAATTCGTGCTAACGAGGGCAAAGACCTCTACATGAAAGGTTTGTTCATCGAAGGTGATAGAGAAAACGCCAACAAGCGTGTCTATCCCCGCCATGAAATTCAAAAAGCCGTAAACACTATTATGGAACAGATTAAAAGTGGGTATAGTGTGCTAGGTGAAGTAGATCACCCAACAAATTTACGCATTAATCTGGACCGTGTTAGCCATGTGATTGAAAACATGTGGTGTGAAGGTAGCAATGGTTACGGCAAAATGAAAATATTACCCACCCCTATGGGTAACCTAGTTAAGACCATGTTAGAAAGTGGTGTTAAACTTGGAGTGAGCAGTCGTGGTAGCGGTAACGTTAACGAAAGCACAGGGAAAGTCAGTGACTTTGATATTGTCACTGTAGACATAGTAGCACAGCCTAGTGCTCCACATGCCTACCCAGTTGCAGTTTATGAGGGTCTCATGAATATGCGTGGTGGTCATAGAGTATTAGAAATGGCTAAGGAATTAAATCAAGATAAACGAGTTCAACACTACTTACAACATGAAGTGCTGAAACTCATCAAAGAACTAAAGATATAAGTTCAGGAGAAATTAATGTTCGAAGCTCTAAAACCATTACTAGACAACGGCATTCTGAACGAAGAAACTCGTGAAGCCCTTGAAACTGCTTGGACATCCAAGTTAGACGAGGCTCGTGAGGCAGTTCGTACAGAAATCCGTGAAGAAATGGCTGCTCGTTATGAACACGATAAGTCAGTTATGGTAGAAGCTCTTGATCGTATGACTACTGAAGCACTTACTTCTCAAATCTCTAAGATTGCAGAAGAACGTGACGCTCTTGCAGAAGATCGTGTTCGTTTCACTAACACAATGATGGGCAAAACTAAACACTTTGAACGTCACTTGGAAGAAGCTCTAAAAGCAGAAATTAGTGAACTACGTGCAGATCGTGAAAACTTTGCAAATGCAATTAAGAAACTAGAAAGTTTCGTTGCTGAAAACCTTAAGAAGGAAATCAGTGAATTTGCAGACGACAAAGCAGATTTGGCTTGCACCAAAGTTGCAGTCGTTGTTGAAGGCAAGAAAAAGCTACAAGCACTACAAGAGTCTTTCATTAAGAAAGCTAGTGGTCTCGTAGAAAGCACAGTAACAAATACACTCAAAAAAGAGTTACTACAACTAAAAGAAGATATTCAAGAAGCTAAGCAGAACAATTTTGGTCGCAAAATTTATGAAGCTTTCGCTACTGAATTCTCAGCTACACACCTTAACGAACGTGCTGAAGTTAAACGCATCAGTAATCAGCTAGCTGCTATGGAACAAAAGCTATCTGAAGCTCGTGAAGCTCAGGCTATCGCTGAAAGCAAAGCCTCAGAACGTGCCGCTGAAATCAAACGCATCAATGAATCTGCCGCAAGACAGAATACACTCAATGAATTGTTGAAGCCGCTGAGCAGAGACAAAGCATCTGTAATGAAGCAACTGCTAGAGAGCGTTCCCACTCACAAGTTGAATGATGCATTCAAAAAATATCTAAACCCTGTAATGTCAGGAAATGCACCTACTGCAACAAAACAAACTGTTGTAGAAAGTCATACTGAAGTTACTGGTGATAGAACTACCCAGACTAAAGCAGAAAGCCTCAATAATGTCATTGAGATTCGTCGCTTGGCTGGTCTAACCAACTAATAAAATTTTGGAGAAAATACAAATGACACAAGAACTAATTGAAGGTCGTTGGAACGAGACCAAAGCAGCACTGCTAGAAGGTCTAAGTGGCAACCGCCGTACAACTATGAGCATGGTGCTCGAAAATACAAAGAAATATTTGGCTGAAAACGCAAGCGGTGGTGCAACCTCTGCTGGTAACGTAGCAACACTTAACCGTGTTATCCTACCTGTTATTCGTCGTGTTATGCCAACTGTTATTGCTAACGAAATCGTTGGTGTTCAGCCAATGACTGGTCCAGTTGCTCAGATTCACACTCTACGTGTGCGTTATGCTGACGGTTACACTAGCACTGCTAGCGGACAGTTCGGCACTGATGCAAACGCAGGTGACGAAGCACTAAGCCCATTCAAAATTGCTAGTGGTTATTCAGGTACTCCTGCTGGCACTAACAGTGCTGACGGACGTGCAGGTTCAACTGCATCAATGGAAGGTACACCAGGTCGTCGTTTGAACGTCCAGATTCTAAAACAACCAGTTGAAGCTAAAACTCGTAAGCTATCAGCACGTTGGACTTTTGAAGCTGCTCAAGACGCTCAGGCAATGCATGGTCTAGACATTGAAGCTGAAATCATGGCAGCTTTGGCTCAAGAAATCACTGCTGAAATTGATCAGGAAATCCTATACAGCCTACGTTCATTGGCTGCTCAGGAATTTACTTTCAACCAGGCAACTGTTTCTGGTACTGCAACATTCGTTGGTGACGAACATGCTGCTCTAGCAGTTCTAATCAACCGTGCTGCTAACCTAATTGCACAACGCACTCGTCGTGGTGCTGGTAACTGGGCAGTTGTAAGCAGTGCAGCATTGACTGTTCTTCAGTCAGCAACTACTAGTGCGTTCGCTCGTACTACTGAAGGTGCTTTCGAAGCTCCAACTAACACTAAGTTTGTTGGTACTCTCAACGGTGCAATGAGAATTTATGTTGACAGTTATGCTGACGACACTATTCCAGTTCTAGTTGGTTACAAAGGAACTTCAGAAGCTGATGCTGCTGCGTTCTATTGCCCATACATTCCTCTAATGAGCAGTGGTGTGGTTCTTGATCCAACTACATTCGAACCAGTAGTTGGCTTCATGACCCGTTATGGTTACATTGAATTGACTAACGTAGCTTCATCTTTCGGTAACGCAGGTGACTACCTAAGTGAAATCAGCGTAAGCAACCTAAGCTTCCAGTAAGAATTTCTTACTCAAATAAAAAGGGGCAGAAATGCCCCTTTTTTATTGTCTAAATTTTGAACATAAAAAAACCCCTAATTAAAGGGGTTTTTTCAAAAATATCTGGGAATACGTCCAGATCGTATCATTTCTGCAACTTGGCGTTCTCTAACAACAAGTAAAAAGTTCCAAGCACTTACAATAAGTGTGATCATACTGATTTACCCATTATAAGATTGTGATATAGATTTTCCATTGCATCGGTGAGTAAAAATACAAGAGTAATCATTGTGTTACCGCGTCCCCAAACTTTGCTACACTGTGCTTACGAGCAATAAACTCGATGTCACAACGTTGAATTCCTAAATCACTAAGATCACGGTCAGTTAGACGGTTTAGTTCATATACAGTAGTGCGATATTCATTCCAACGCTTAATTGCCTTGGAGACATTTGCGATAAGTGTTATTAGCATGGCTCTCTCCTTTGTTATGCTTTATTATACGAAGTATTTAGGTGCGGTGCAACAAAAATCATGCTGCATCACAGCATGGTAGCCATGCGTTAAAAAATACCTAGTTTTCTGGTAAATATAACATATTGAGGATTACAGTATGCTTCGCCGTTATTTTGGTAAAATCAGCCCATTACAGATACAAGAATTAAAAGGTCATAATGGGGAACTTGTTATTGATGAAGTTACCGATAAGATTTATATTATGGACGGTGTTACACTTGGCGGTCGTGAAATTGCCAATACACATGTTGATTTGACTGGTGAGTATACTGATATTATTCCTGGTGTAACCAGCACATTTCAGTTAGGTAATGCTTCCCATACTTGGAGCAACTTGTTTGTTGATAATGGTTACTTTAGTAATGTAACTAGCACTGGTAATGTTAATACAAACGGGTTAAATGTTCATAATGTAAATGTTACGAGTAATGTTATTGTCGGTGGAAATGTAAACTCTAGTTATGTAAATGTAACAAATGCTTATGTTAGTAACACTCTTTTCTTAGATTCTAAATCTGTCAAAGTTGACGGAGATAATCGTCTTACTATTAATGGCGTTCCTGTTAGTGGAACAACTCCCGCTTCTGCAACTCCACCAAATGACCCAGTTGTTGGAACTCTTTGGTATGATGAAGTAAGTGGTAGACTCTATGTCTATTATAATAATACATGGGTGGATAGCAATCCTAGTAATTATCCACTTGGCAATTTACAAGTTACCGATACAACTATATTTTCAGTTGCACCGTATAGTAACATATATCTTACACCAAATAGCGGTTCTACATTTATAACTAGCAACCTTCATGTTGAAAACAATAGTGGGATAAGAGTTGGTGAAAATAATGATTTAGCCGTATTGATTTTGCCACCAGATGGTAACCCATACAAAAGGGCTAGAATTACAACTGATTATAATGGCAATGCTAACGTTGCAATATCTATAAGCTCTAATACCGAAAAATTTATGTTTTTTAATCCACAAACAGGCAATGTTGGTATTAATGTTTCTCGTCCTTCTTCAGACCTTCAAGTTGTTGGTAGAATACATGCAAACTATTATTGGGCTTCAGCAGGACAATTTGAAGGTTATCAATTTGTTGGACCAGGTATTCCGTTAAACACTGGTCTATTTCATGATGCCGAAAATTCAACTACAAAACTTACATTAGTACATGATGGAGTAGAAGGACTTGCAGTATTTGCTAATAGTCTAGTAAGAACTTCTGGCAATCTTCACATAGGACAAAATTTATCTTTCAATCCTGCCAATGCTAGAATTACCTATGCAGATAATGTACCTTCTTATAGTCAATTCATTATACAAAATAAAAATTCTGGTTCATCGGCAAGCACCGATGTAGTAGTTACTGCTGATAATGGAAATGATAGTGATACTTACATTGACATGGGTATCAATAGCAGCACATACAATGTTGCTGGGCAAGGACTTATGTATCCCAATGATGGATACTTACTTGTTGTAGGAAATTCCAATACTTTTGGTGGTAACTTAAACATAAGCACAATCACACAGAATGACATTGTGTTTAGCACGAATGGTGTTGATTATGCAAATGAAGTTGCAAGATTTACTAGTGATAAAGAAGCAATATTAAGTGGCAATGTTGTTCCATCAAGTAATAAAGCTTATAATCTTGGCAACACAGTCAACAGATGGAATAATGTATATTCTGGTAACGTTGTTGCTGATAACTTTACATACTCAAATAATTTAAGTATCGGTGATTCAATTCGTCCAGCTTCTGCTAGTCATTTGGGTGTTGTAAGAGTTGATAATGTTACTATCGTAGCAGACGTAAATGGTGTTATAACATCTGTGGCTGGGAATGCTGCTGTAACAGTTAGCGGAACTAATCCTAATAGTCCTACTGTTGGTGAACTCTGGTATGATACTGTTGATGGTAGAACTTATATCTATTACAATGGAACTTGGGTAGACAGTAATCCAACAAATATTGCAACCGCTGGCACTGCACCACTAACATCTACTAGTAATGGTATACCGGGACAGATAGCATATGATGGCGGGTTTGTTTACATTTGTGTTGCTGAAAATACTTGGAAGAGAGCACCACTTAGCACATGGTAATACAATAAATATCTTATAGGAACAACAAACATGGCATTAACTTTTCCACCTTCTCCCAGTAATGGTGAGCATTTTCTAGCCGAAAACGGGATTCTTTACGTATATGATGGCGTGAAGTGGATTGGTAGTGGAAGCACTAGTGCTCCTACCTTAAATCTTGGTAACATATA